AAACTATTCTACGTTTGATTGATCAAGGCAAGATGAAAAAAGGCGGGGTAGGTATCTATGAAACCTTTGTACATTATGATGTTCGTGGAACATTGACACAATGGAAGGGGTGACAAGATGAACTCAGATATGATCTCAATCAGTGCATTAACAGCCGTTATCACCGCTCTTTTACCAGCCTTTAAGATCTTCTCATCATATGATAAGAGAATTGCATTGCTCGAACATCAGACAATGGCTTTGCTTGTCAAGCAAGAAAAAACAGATGCTGAGCTAGACATGATCAATAAGACTTTAAATCAGCACACAGTAATTCTTGAAAGAATTGAGACAAATGTTGATTTTCTAAAAAATAAATAAGATTTGTGTTCTAATGATCATCCCTTTCACATGGAGATGATCATGTCACAAAATAAAATTTTAGGTGAAGTCGCTTTTGCTACCCAATACGCTCATGTTAAAGCTGATGGCAAGCGAGAAACTTATTTAGATGCAATGGCAAGAGTCAAGCAAATGCATCAAAAGAAATTTCCTTTTTTAAGTATGGATATCGAGCAAGTTTTTCAAAACTATGTTTATAAAAAAAAGGTTTTCCCATCTCAAAGATCAACACAATTCGGTGGTATTGCTATTGAGAGAAACAATATGCGAATGTACAATTGCACTGCTTCATATATCGATAGAGTGCGTTTTTTTGCTGAAGGTTTTTGGCTGCTCATGAGCGGATGCGGTGTCGGTTTTTCAGTACAAAAGCATCATATCGCCAAACTACCCGCTTTAATTTCAAAAGATCAAAGAGACTCTAGACTAAAGAAAATTCATGTTGTTGAAGACTCTATCGAAGGATGGGCTGAAGCTGTGCATGTGCTAACAAAAAGTTATCTTCCATCAAGTGAAGATGAAGCTAAATATTGCATCAACTTCCATTATGATCAAGTTAGGCCCGAAGGTTCTCCCATTTCAATCGGTGGCGTTGCACCTGGTCCGAGAGTACTTGAGGTTGCTATTGAAAAGGTGAGATCTATTCTTGATCAAGCTGTCGATCAAGCACAAGACAAATTAAGACCAATCCAGTGTTTTGACATGTTCATGCACATAAGCCACGCCGCTTTACTCAGCTCAAGACGAGCGGCAACAATTGCGTTATTTTCTCCTGATGATGAAGAGATGATGACTGCTAAGACCGGCGATTGGTGGCAAGATAATCCGCAACGAGCTTATGCGAATATTTCAGCTCAAATCCTACTTGATGGACTTGAGAAAAAATCTGTATTTACTCAGATCATTGACAACGCAAGACAATTCGGAGAGCCCGGCTTTTTCTTTTGCTATGATAAAGAATTTTCAACAAATCCATGTGGAGAAATAGGCTTATATCCAACATTCAAGGACGATCAAGGCAACACTTCAAGCGGGTGGGCTGTATGCAATTTAAATGAGATTGTTGTTGCAAACCTTGATGATGCTGATGATTTTTTAGGTGCATGTAAAGCAGCTGCTTTCTTAGGTACACTTCAAGCAAGCTACACAAAGACGGGTTATCTTGGAGAGACTACTAAAAAGATCATAGAGAGAGATGCTTTATTAGGTGTTTCTATGACGGGTATTATGAGCAGGTCTGATCTGATCTTTGATGAAAACTTGCTTAAAAAATGTTCGCAAGAGGTTGTATCTGTAAATAAGGAAGTTGCTAAGTTAATCAAGATCAATCCCGCTCTAAGATGCACAACTGTCAAGCCATCAGGCAATAGTTCAACGGTTGCGGGCTGTTCAGCTGGTATCCATCCATATCATGCAAGACGATATATTAGAACGATGCGAATAAATAAGATAAATCCTATTTGGCAAGAGATTTTAAGCAAGTTGCCCGAAGTGTGCGATGATAGCGACGCACAAGTTGGGATCGTTTCTTTTGCTTGTGAAGCCCCATATTGTGCAATGCTTAGAGAAAATTTATCTAGTAAAGACTTTTTGACGATGGTCGCTTTTATTCAAAAGCACTGGGTCAAGCCAACAACACAACTTAGGGAAAAAGATCAATTCGGATTAACTCATAATGTGTCTAATACTTGCACCGTCAAGGCTGATGAATGGGATGATCTAACGGATAGAATTTGGTCGCTTAGAGATACCGTTAAAGGCATTTCTCTTTTATCCGATTATGGCGATCATGTTTATGAGAATGCACCTTATCAAACTGTCAGCGATACAAATGCACATATGATTTCTAAATATAATAAATTGCTCTTGGCTGATTGGTCTAAGGTCGATTTAAATGTAGGAGGGTTTAAAGAAAATCCTAGTGTTGAACCTGCTTGCGCTGGTGGGGTCTGCCTTATTTAATTTTCCACGACTCTCTCCAATCCCTAGCATCATCTTCATCGTAGTCGGCATCAGCCCAGCCTCCTCTTAAATCCTTGTCTCGATAGGATTGATATTCAACGGCTTGCTTTTGATCGCTTGGGAAGAGTGAAGCTTGATCAGGTGGTGGTGCTTGAGTCTTGGGCGGTGCTGATTGTTGCACTTGTTGGGGCTGTGGTGGTGGTGCTGACTGCTGCACTTGTTGAGGCTGTTGTGGTGGTGCTTGTACTTGCACAGGTTGAACTTGTACAGGTTGAACTTGAGGCTTGGCTTTTGTATCTGCCCCAGCCTTAACGCCCGGCTTTGCTCTTTGAACAGGTTGTCTTTCAGCATAGATTGGAGTATCAAGCTCTTGACTCAAGATTTCTAGTCTTTCTTCTTCAGACATATCCATATTATCAGCCATCTCAATCGTATCATAGCCACTGATTACATCGCCAAACACATCACGAACAGCCATTGACTTGCATCTAGCCATAAGCATTTGCTTGGGCATAGTCTGCCATTGGCGATTATTTGTCAAACCTTGCTTCTGTGCCAATGCAATCGTGAAAGTGACTACATACTTTTGATTGTTGTCGCCTCTTGTAAATTCAATTGAGCATTCTTCTTCAGTGTTTGATAAGACTTTCCATGACTTGCACTTGGGAGAAGCAATGACAATGCCAAACATAGCACTAGCTTGATAAGTGATCTTGCCTTTAATGATGTTCATCTTTTCCATAGTTTGGGCAATGTTCCAACCATGCATCATCCCATAAGAGAGATAAGCTGTCACGAGTTGTTGAGCATTCCAATTTGTGCCTGCAGTGAGATAAGCAGCAAGTTTTACGAGTTGTTCCATACTGTCAGCAATAGCATTGACATCAGAGAGAGATTCTAAAAGTTTATGATTTGCCATTTAGTTTTTCCTTAATTGTTTTTCAAAATTGCTACAAATCGATCATAGATAGCAGCAATGATTTCAGAAGGTTCTGCATCGATTGAGAGGTTAAGAGTTGCGATTGGGATGATGATCTTGAGACGATCAGTGATGATCTCCACATCATCGCAATCGATTGTCCAGTCTGTTGTTAAATCATCAAGTTGATGCATCAATGGACCTGTGCCATCAAGTTGGATGATATTGAGTCTTGAGAGAGTGTTGAGTTGGCTCATCTGCTTATTCTCCGAAAAAAAGTAGTGAAAAGAAAAACATCGCCCAAAGAAACATATGGAAGAATATCACTCCAGCATTGTTAATGATATCTCCAATGCTTTGCTTTTTTGCGATTGCTTGGCGTTGTTCTTGAGAGATGCCTTCTTGAAGGTGTCTTTTATCGACTGTTGGGAACAATCCACATTTAGGTGATTGGTTCATTTTGTACTCCTGAGTAGGTTGTAAAATGTTTTCTGTTTTGTTTTGTAAAAATAATTTATAACATTCTAATCATATTGTCAATAAAAAAAATAACTATGTTAAAAAAAATTTATACAAAAGATTAAAAACTATCAAGATTTGATATTGTCTGAGTATTGCGATCGTACTTAACTTTGGCTGTCCCCAATGATCCATGTCTATTTTTTGCAACGATAATCTCAAGTTGACCAGCATCAACTGAAAACTCTTTAGCATAGTAGTCTTCTCTATAAAGCATCAGCACAGCATCAGCATCTTGTTCAAGAGATCCCGACTCTCTAAGATCGCTTAATCCTGGTCGCTTGTCTTGTCTCTTCTCAGCCTCTCTATTAACTTGAGTCAAGCACACAACAGGGCAATCACATTCTTTGGCAAGTAGCTTTAATGATCTGCTGATCTCGCTAACCTCTTGTTCTCTAATTTGATTTTTATTCTGACTTGATCCCTTCATCAATTGGAGATAGTCAATCACAATCATCCCCAATTCGCCTTGATGATCTAAAATGTTTTTGCAAAGAGACACAGCGGAAGCTATATCGCTAACGCCCTTATCAACAAGCGTTATGTTCAAGGCCTCAAGCTTTTCAGCAGCATCAACAATCTTCTCTACCACCTTGATAGGTGCTTCATCTAAAGATCGATCTTTAATATTTGCATAATCGATTCCACTGACTGAGCAAAGTAACCTTGCGATTAACTGATCTTGACTCATCTCAAGGCTTATAAATATGGTCTTGCGATTGCAAATATCTTTGAGCTTTAAAAGGTGCAAAGCTAATGCAGTCTTGCCAACACCTGGACGCCCCCCAATGTAGTAAAGGCATCCCTTTTGAAGCTTTAAATATTTATCCAATTCAGCGAGGTCGGTACTCACTCCAGTTGGGACTGCTCGCATCATCTGAATCGTTTTAGCAATCTGATGTTTGAATTGTTCGCTTTCCACTGGGAGCAATTGCTTATAAAGATCAACCTTAGTTTTATGTCGATCTTCCACCCATGCCATATCATAGCCTTCTTTAAGAAGCTTTCCCTTAAAGAAATCTAAGGCAACGATTTGAGAGGTAACATAAAAATGAACATGCCTTTTCACTTCAGCATATGCAATTGGATATAAGACAAAAGGATCATGATTGATTGACAAATTCATCACGAATTGGCTGATCATCTCAGGGGGCTGAGAATGTGGCAATTCTTTAGAATTAAAAGAATGTCTAGCTTTATACTCTTCGATGATTGCTGGGATAGTGATAGGTGATGGATTCTCTTTTGTGCCTTTTGCTCTGATCCTAACAGCCATTCTGAAAAGCATGCAAAGAGTATGCTCAAGCATCATGTCATCAGACTTAATAAGCCTAAAAATCATCTCTTTGATTTCATCGTATCCATCGATCATGAGCGTTGAAATAATCCTAGCCGCTCTCATAGCACTTGCGATTAAATCAGATTCATCAAAGATTTGACCGTCTGAAATCATATCTGAAATTCTTACATTGTGATCCCATCCATCATTAAACTTATTAGATTGATTGGGCTGATCATTGTTTTCTTGTGTAGTCATTTTTTAGTCTTGCTTTGGTAAAAATTGAAGAGCGGTAGGCAATGGATACAAAAAAAACTGATGACTGATGCCAGTAGCTCGCTCAAGTCGCATTGCGTTTTTCATAGAGCATCCTTCTTCTTTGATCATCTGATAGACTTGAATGCGACTTTTAACATTCATCTTTTCTGCAATCTGAACGATAGTCAGCCCTGTAGTTTCTTTTACTCGATTTAATTTCAAGTTGACTTTCATGTTTATTCCCCTTGTAGTGAGTTTTTTTAAATTCGTATCACTTTATTTTTGCAATGTCAATTTAAAAAGATACAATAGGCGAAATCATTAAAAGAAAGGTTTTACAATGTCAAAGCTATTTAGCGAGCTTATGCCATCATTTGGCGTTCTTAATAACATCAATCGATGCGATATCTTGTCTTCAATCGCCAATAGCAAATCAATCTTGATGAGAATGATTGAGCTCATTGAATTAGATGATAAATCAGATGGCAGATCTATTTGTGTTTCATATGCGTTCATTGGTAAATTGATTGGATTATCCGAACATCAAGTAAAAGATGCAATCCCTAAAATGATCAAGGCCAACATCATCATCAAAAAGAAAGTGCTATCAGTCAATCAGCTGATCTTGAGTGATTTTTGTTTAGCTAGATACTGGAGAGCATACACTGATTTTTATAAATCTGATGTTCAATCAAGGGAAAAATCCCCTAATCAATCAGTGGAAAAATCCCCTAATCAATCAGTGGAAAAATCCCCTAATCAATCAGTGGAATTTTACCCCCCAAATAAAGATATATCTAATAAAGATAATCAAAAGAAAATAAATAAAAGAAAAGTAAAAACACAGATCGAGACCGTTCAGCCTGAGCAAGTACAATCTCAAGTCAATCATGATGCAAATCCATTCATTGATCTACCGTCAACAAATTGGGAGGCAATAGAATTTGCTAAGCTGCTATATGTCAATCAAGAAACTAAAAAGCTAAATTCAAGACTGCCTAAAGCTTCATCCAATTTTAAGGCTTGTGAAGATACAGGCAAATACTACTCAATTCATGATCTAAATGATGTTTGGCCTACCGAGTCAAGACAGATACATATCTCAAGAAAATTGAAATTGCCTTATGTTAACTTTAAGGCTGAACATAAAGATATCTCTATTCAGCAATTTAAAGGCACTCTAAGCGATGATAATAGGGATTTGGTAGTGGATATATGCACAGGGGGCAAACACAAGCTTCAAATCGTTGGAAATGATGAAACTCAATTAGAGCAATTAGCAGTAGGTATCTTTAAGCAAAATCTCTTTGAGGTGCATTATCCAAATCAAGCACAGTTTGGAGCCCCTAGGATTGCTTTTCTATCTCTCAAAGAATTGTTTGAGTTAAGATATGATGACTATCAAAGAAATAAGGGCGGTACTCTATCGACTATCAAAGACGACTTTGGCAAGATGGATATCATCATCATCACTGATTTCAATCCACCTTCAGCATCAAGCAAATTCAAAGATAGGATGATGCAACAATTTGATGATTTAGTATCTTCTTTTGATGGATCAATTGTTATCTTCTCTAAGCCTGATCAAAATCAAAAACTATTTACTAAGATTGAAATCAAGTAAAGGAAAAACAGAATGAAACTCAATCCAACTTATTCACCTGATGACATCAACTTTATCCATGATGAAGCTCAAATCTTTGTTGAAAGCATCCTCAATCATCTTGATGATAATATCACTCCAACTTTAGGAGATGATGGGAAATATCATTATGTTTATTTGACTATCAATAAGATCAATGGATTTTTCTATATTGGAAAGCGAACAGTTTCTGATGATTTAGAAAAAGGACAAGGTGCAAACGCTAGATTAAAACTTGCCCTCAAACATTATTTAGGTGGAGGAATTAAGATTCAAGAAGCAGTTAGACAATATGGCAAAGATAGCTTTTTAAGGTTCATTGTAAAGTTTTACAGATCATCAGCCGATGCCTTTAAAGCAGAAGAGAGTTTAGTAAATAGTATTGTAGTTGAAAGATATTCTAAACATCTTGGATGTATGTATAATTTGAGAACAGGTGGAACAGGTGGAATAGGTGGAACAGGTGGAATAGGTGGAAGAAATAAAAAATTAAAAATAAAAAAAGATAGCATTATTATTTTTATCGATTCTCTTGATCTTCTTAAATACATGCTTGAAGGCTATCGATTAACTTGCTCATCAGCTATTATTGTTAAAAAGCATGGTGATAAAATCATCTCAAAGGCTCTAAATTTTGATCGTACAACTGGCAGACAAAAGAGAGTGAATCAATCTGTTTTGCTAAGCTATTTGCAAGATGGTTGGATTATTGGAAGATCTCATCTTTTAAAAGTACAAGAGGCTTTTATTGATAAAAATCAATAATTTGAAATCAAATAGCTTCCTCCAGTGTTTAAGCTTTGTCTGCTCAACCTTGATGAGGCATATAAGACAACGATCACATTGACGCGTAGCACCTTAGAGCAGACACTAATCTCAGCCCTTTTTTTTCAGTGAAGAAGCTTGTAAAATACTAAACTCAAAACTTGGGCTGATCTATCTAATCTTTAAAATATCAATCGCATTCATAGATAAATACTCTTCGCCTGTTGATATCCACCTATTATCTCGATCTTCATAAATAACGGCTTTAATCCCAGCATGATGAATTAGCTTGGCACACATTAAGCAAGGTGGAGCAGTCACATAAATCGAGCATCCATCTGTTGATATCCCATTCTTAGCAGCATTCGCAATTGCATTAAATTCAGCATGGTGGCAACCAATTTGGCTTTCTGATCCGCTTGCTATTTTACATCTATCTCTAAGACAATCAGCACCTCCACAAAGGCCGCTTTGCTTGCGAGCAATCCCATTGAACGAAGAGATGATAGGCACATCTCCCTTGACTATCACCGCTCCAACTTTTGCCCTGCTACATGGTGAGAGGCTAGCCATGATCTCAGCCATACTCAAAAATGCCTTATCTTTAGCAGTCATAGCAATCATCATCCTTGGAGGCAAGACAAGCTATTTCAGAAGCAAGCTTGATAATCGCTTTAGATCTCTTTCCACATTTGCCTTTATTGCCTACAGCATAGCGACCGAGAGCAAGACAAACATCGCCTTGACTTGTTGTCAGCCATGTTTGATAGGCCTTGATACCATACTCAATCTCATCGCAACCTTGACAATCAACAAATTGCTTTTTCACTTGCATGATACCTTCAGCACCTGCAGACGATACAAGGCCTCTCTCAAACTTGCTCTCATAGAAAGCAATCGCAATCATCAGATTTGGATCAACTCCCATTCTCTCAGCTGTTGAGGCTACTTGTTGGCAAGCTCTCATCCTGCTTGGGATTGACTTAGCCACGATCTTCTCCCAGCCTAAATCTTGTTTGACTTGATTGGGATTAAAGATCATTCCCATCACAAGCCAACATACATCAAAAAAGCTATTCATCTTCGCTCTCGTCTTTGGTGATATCATCCCAACTCTCATCATAAGAAATATCATCGTATGATAGGATGATCGCATTTTGATCAAGGATTGCTCGGCACTTTTTGCAATAGTGGTACTCAATACTTGATCCAGCTAAGGTTGATTTGATTTCATTGTGGCATCTTAGGCATTGCATCGATAAGCTCCATCGTTTTTGGGAAGATACTAGACGCAATAGTATATACAGCTTTAGCAAATTCTTGCATCTCAAATTGAGAATGATGGTCAAGACGAAGCTTTAAAAAGTGCATGATTGCCTGAGTACTAGCAGACCAGATGCATTCACTATAAATCCCAACGGGCAAAATCATTCTCGCTTGCTCTCTACATACTCCCAAATCAAGCAATCTTAAATAATTGTAGTAAGCGACCTGATAGCCTTGAGCAAGCAAAGTCAAAGCCTCGTCCTCTCTATTATCATCAAGGCATCCACTTGATCCTTGCTTGTTTTTAGTATCTTGCAATCTGAAATGATCAGGATAAAAAAAACTCTCTTCAATCTTGGTGTATCGTGCTGATTGCTCATTCCATGCACAGCCAACTTGATGCTTCATCCATTGCCTTAAAATGAAGATTGGTGCTTTAATTCTGAATTTTATGTTGCCATGTCTAAAGGGACTTGAATGATTGTGATCCCAAAGATATCGCAAAAGCCTTTCATCTCGATCAGTCCATTCATTACTTGCTCCAGCATAAGAGACACGAGCAGCGTTCACTATTGCTAAATCATCTCCCATGTGGTCAACCAATTCAACAAAGCCATCTGATACATTTATCTTCATCTTTTCTCCTAGAAAATTATTATATAATATTATATAATATTATACTTTCATGTGTTTATATAACACAAAGCAGGAGACAAAATTTATGTTAAATATCAAACTCATCAACAGGCTGATTTGCCTTGAGCAAGTCATTGATGCAATGTTCAAAGACGATGCACCTGAGATTGCTGAAGCTTTAAAATTATGCATCAATATCATATTTGGCGATATGGTAGCAGATCATAACAATGCAATTGAGCAACAATATTTCTCAGATAAAGAGGTTGAGGAAAAGATAGCTGATCTATCTAAAGCCAAAATCACAACAGACCATATCAAACAAATTCAAAACTTGTACAAACAACTAAAGGATAAAAAATAATGCTCAATAGATTTACACTTATTGGACGACTTGGCAATGATCCACAACTCAAGACAGTTGGCGATAAAGAGGTAGTTAATTTCTCAGTTGCCTATAGTGAAAAGGTAAAGGGAGAAGAAAAGACGACTTGGTTTAGTTGTGAAATGTGGGGCAACTTTGCGAGGATCGTTCAGAGTCAAGCAAAGAAAGGCGACAAAATCACCGTTATTGGTCGCATTGTTATCAACGAACATGAAGGCAAGCAATACATCAAAGTGATTGCCTCTGAGGTCGTATTTCTATGATGAAACCTAAAGATCGCAAATCGATTTTAAGTCTATATGTATCAACTAAGCTGATCAGCCTACTAGACACGATCAGCGATAGGCATTCAGTTAAGATTTCTAAGTTGGCTGAAAAGATATTGCTTGACGGTCTTCAAAGAGATCAAATTGATCTTGCTCTTGAAATCGATGATGATGATGCTATTGAGAAAATCACAACTAAGATCATCAGAAAGCTAGATCATGGCAATGAATGAAAAGACCAAACTCGTTAAAGAGAAGACAGGGATGAGCATTAAAGATTTAGCTAAAGAAATCGGATATCATGAATCTACTCTTATCAATGTTCTTAGAGGCAAGAATCAATCTAGCTATTCTTTAGCCAAAATACTCGCAGAAAAGACAGGACAAAGCCCAATTTACTTTATGGAGCATGATCATGGCAAAGAGTAAAACAACCGATAAGATCGTTAAAAATGATACAGTTGATTCTAAAGTTGGCAAAAATAGCACAGCACTATCAAAAAAGCCACAAGAGGATAAATCTGAAATCGCAAAGCAAAAGCGACTGATCTCAATTGAGCAAGTGCTTGAGTTTATATCTCAAGGCCTCTCTCAAGGTGATGCTCTTTCCCTTGTTGGTGTTGCATATAGTACTTGGAATGGCTGGATGAAGAATGATCCTGAATTGGTGGCTGATATCAAGAGAGCTGAAATCTCTTTAAAGATCAAGCATCTTCAGAATATCCAGCGACATTCAGAGAACGATGTCAGAGCTTCCCAATGGCTACTCGCTCGAAAGTTTCCTCTAGAGTTTGGAGAGAAGCAGACCATTGACATGAACACTAAAGGCGATGACTCAAAGGTTATCATCAATGTGATTCAGCAGGTGCAAAAAGAGAAGCATCAAAAATCAATTGAGATCAAGCATGATTTGCCTGAAATAGAAGATCAAAGCGATGAAGAAGATTGATATTGAGCTTAAATTAAATCCTTTACAAGTTGATCTGATTGATCGCTTGATCTATTCGGACGATCCATTTATTGCCGTTCGTGCTGGTTGGGGTAGCGGCAAGACTTCAGCTTTAGTCTTCGCCTTATGGACGTGGTCAAGCATACATCCCAATAAATCGTCTCTCTTAGTCACTGATACAGCCCCCCGTTATAGATCAGTTTTAGGCCCTGAGTTGGAGAAATGGCTTGTACCTTATGGTTGGATTTATCATCAGCAAGAAGGCAAATGGACTGCCCCAAATGGGCATGTCGTTTGGTGTCGATCTTATTTTAGACCAGGCACAAGGGACGCTACACATAACCCTCTTGAAGGCCTTAATATCACTTCGGGGCTTGCCTTGATTGATGAGTGTCAAACACTATCTGAAGAGGTCGCTCAGAAAACCTTGGGGCGTCTTAGATCAGGCCCATCGCCTAAGATGATCATGGTAGGCTTGCCCGTTTGGGGTGCTTGGTGGGTTGATTTTGCTGAAAAGGCGGGATGCACGCCAATCTTCTATGCTAGCCATGTCAATAAAGCCAACCTCTCAGAAGCTTGGTTTGATGCCGTCAAGAATTTGCCTGAGTCTGAACGGTTGGCAATGGTTGAAAATCAACCTAGACCACCTCAAGGCGTGATTTATTCCGAATGGACTTCAAGCCATGTTATCAGCAATTGGAAATATGATCAGAGCATGTCATCAAGGCTTGTCATTGACTTTGGCTTTAGAAAACCTTCCGTTCTGATCTTGGCACATGATCCAACCTTAGAAGCTGATGTCATCTGTGCTGAAATCAACCCTCAAGAAATCACGCTTTCAGAACTTGCTAAAGAAATCTTAAAGGTAGCTTGCCCTCGTGATCTAGCTAGACGATATCCCAATCGCATTTTACTAGACGGGGCAAGTGGTGATAAGGCTGGATCAGCTAGATCAGATCGTACAGCCCAATCAGCCTTTCATGAACTTTCAAAGCATCCTGATCAAGGTGGTATAGGGATGCCTTTTAGGTGGTGCACTGATCCAATACGAACAGACATTTTAAACGGTATTCAAAGAGTAAAAAGGCTGATCCATCAAAGAAGAATTTTATGCACCTCTGAAGTATGGGAACGAGGGGCAAGCTCTATTGGGAATTCATTCAGAAAAGCTATTTTGTCTTATGCTTGGGATGGCAAAGAAACGCCTAAAAAAGACGGTCGAGAAGATCCGTTAGATGCTCTTAGATACGATGTCATAAATTGGCTTTGGCGTGATAGCGAGATCGTTGCTGATAAGCCTTTGCCTGCTACATCTCCAACGGTCAAGAATAAACTTAACTTTGTTCAGTCGCATATCAAGGCGATGAGGAATCACTAATGCTAAAAGAAAACACGGTACACTTGGGCGATTGCCTTGATCTGATGCCATCCATTCCTAGCAAATCCGTTGATATGATCCTATGTGATTTGCCTTATGGTACAACAGCATGTTCATGGGATTCTATTATTGACATGGGCAAACTTTGGGCTGAGTATGCAAGAGTGATCAAGGATAATGGGAACATTGTTTTGACAGCACAAGGCATGTTCTGTGCAAAGCTCATGACATTCAAAGAAACATGGTTTAATCATGATTATGTGTGGATAAAGAACCAACATTCAAATTTTGCTTTAGTAGGCATACAACCACATAGATATTTTGAGAATGTACTTGTGTTTAGACCACCTAGAAAAGATGATATAGAGATACAATTTAACAAGGAATTACGAGCGTATTTTAAGAAAGTTCATGAGTTCATAGGATTATCAAAAAAACATATCATAGCTGTTATTGGTCAATGTGTTGATCATTGCTTTAGATATACATCATCACAGTTTGATCTATGCACAAAAGAAACTTATGATCAATTGATACAGTGTTTCAAGATTGACCAGATGGAGGGCTTTTTGAACTTTGAAACTTTGCAAGCTATGAAAGAAGAGTTTCATGATCCATATACTTTTAACTTTGATGATCGTGTACGAAGTACAAAGCGGACAAAGAACAATGATTTCAATAGGCAGATGTATGGGGACAAAACAAATCAAAAGTACAAAGAACATACAAGCAAAGAATATGAAAACTATCCAAGAAACACATTATATTTTGATTGTGAACGAGGGCAACACCCAACTCAAAAGCCCGTTGCCCTCTTTGAATACCTAATCAAAACCTATACCAACGAAGGCGAACTAGTGCTAGACAATTGCAGTGGTAGCGGTACAACAGCCATCGCTTGCATGAACGCAAATCGCCGTTTCATTTGCATTGAAAGGGATGAGAACTATCATCGCAAATCTATTGAGAGAATAAGCAATCATGAACCGTTGTTTCATCTAGGAGATTGACATGTATGGAAACAAATTACTGATTCAGTTGTGGATCGATGGAGGATTTATTCTAGGCACATCCGAGAAGTTGGAAAGGGTGCATCACATCCTTGATCAAGAGGTGATATCTAAGATCAGATCTTTTGAGAGGCGATATGGTGGGCGATTAAAAAAGGCTGTTTTAAAGATGGATGGAGGATCAGATGAGACAATATGATTTAGATCCTAGATTGTGCATGATCGAGGATATGATCGAAAGAGGCGAGGTTTATCAAGGTTATTGTGGTAAATACACAAAGCCACAAAAGGGCGTTCAATCAAAGAGGATTAGCGACGCAGATCTTATCAAGGCTGTTTCATCAGATAGAACTTGGAAAGAGATCGCTTCTGAGTTGGGCGTGACTATCTCGGCCGTTAGATTTAAATGCGACCAGCTTGGAATTAAAAAAGAAAAAATGCATCGCCATTCTAAGGCCAAAGATAAGCCTAAACTCAAGAAAATTTCAAAAGATGAGATATTGAAGGCTTTAGATAAAGCTCAGTCCTTTGCTGGTCTTGCGAGAATGTTTGATATCAGTAGGGATCGCATGAGAAACTTATTTCATCAGTATGGTATCGATGAGAGATTTTATATCAATCGTCTTGCGAATGTTAAGGCAAAGACGCATTGATCTTCTTGATCTTTTCCTCCACCTTATCCAATCGATCAGATAGATCATCATCACCTATAAGGATTTTTGCTTGATCTTTGGCTTGGCTGTCTAGCTTGCTTTCTAAAACATTGATCTTTTTCTCAATCTCTTTTCTTTCAAAGTCACAAACGAGCGCATGATCTTTATCATCTCGTTCTTTCTTTTGCATCCTTTGAAACATCAATACGATTAGGATGATGAGCGCTAGAGGTGTATTGTCTTTTGTGATTTTCATTAGTTGCTCAAACTGATCGATTTCAGGGGGCAATTCAACGGTTGAGTGAATGGGCTGAACGGGCTGAGCTTGTGCTGTCATGATTGGCTCGTCTAGTGGAGATAAAAACATGTCGTCTTCTTTCTGAAATATAAACTGATCAGGGATCACTTTTATTTTAATGTCTTTTTTGAGTAGCTTTTCAATTTTCTTTTCTCCATAGTGGATGACAATTTTTGCACCTTCATTAAAGTCGCAGTCTTCCAACTCATAGACCTGTCCCTTAAAATAAATCTTTCCTTGAGTAGTGATAAAAAATTCATCATCAATCTTGCACATATTTTCTCTTTTCATGTGTTTAGTAATTGGGGAATGTTGAGTTGGCAAGGTATGGCTTTTCTGTTTTTCCATACCTTGACTTAAATTTTTATTTGATATAATAGCATTTTATGCAATATCATGATTTGTATATATTCTTTTAGGTGATGTTTATGCCGGTTTATCCATATATGACAATGACAAGCTCAAGCAAAGAGATGCCCTACCTATCTCAACAAAGACCACATTTTCAGTCTTATGGGATAAGTGGAACATCCATTCAGGGCGGTTATATCACTGGCAAGGAACAGAACCCAGCTCTATCAGGTCGATCTTGGACAAGAGAAGCTGAAGATATGCTAGCTACTGATCCAATTATTAGACGATCTTGGAGCTTGGTTAAGCAGACTCTATTGTCAGCTAAATGGGAGTTTAAAGCTGGTCGAGATGGTGATCAAACAAGCGAAGAACTTGCACGATTTGCCAACGAGGCATTTGGCTTTAAAGGCTATCCAGGCATGATGGAAATTAGCTTTGAGGATCAATTAAACTATCTTTTAGAATTCATTCCTCATGGTTGGAGATATGCTGAAGAAGTCTATTGTGTAGCTAAAGACTCGATCGGAAAAGAGAAGGTATTTCTCAAGAGATATGCTGATCGTGAACCTTCATCGCATCAGCAATGGCTTTCAGTAGACAAGCAAAATTTAGACGGTGTTATTCAAATCATGGTTGGCGGTGTTACACCTGAACCTATACCAGCATCAAAACTTTTACTATTAACTCTCAATCGCACTGGTTCAAACTTCGAGGGTATTGGCTTGCTTCGTCCTTGTTGGTGGTGGTGGAAAGAAAAGCAAAGGGCGGCGACACTCATGGCAATTGGTCTTGAGAAATGGGCTGTGCCTACTCCAATCGTAAAGGTTAATCGTCAAGCTATTGATCAAATGGGAATTTCAAACGGCGATGTTGATGCAATGATCAATGAAGCACAACAGCAAGCACAGGCTTATGTGGTGCAAGAGCAAAGCTATCTAGTAGAAAACAATATTGTTTCTTTTGATACCTATGGAGGATCATCAGGCTTTGATGCTAACGGTGCTTTACAAGTTATTCAAGAATGTGACAATCAAATCTCACAAGCCTTTATGGCTCAATTTATGAATTTGGGAATTTCTGATACTGGATCAAGATCAGTTGGTGAAGTGCATCTATCCGTTTTTAGAAGAGCATGCATCAATTTTCTCGACTTGGTAGCAAGTGCAATTAGTGGACAAGATAGACGGGGCGGTGGAACAATTGGTCGTCTTATCCGTTGGAATTATGGCAACATTGAAACAACAAAATTGCCTCGCTTGGTGCATAGTGGATTAGATACTGATGCACTAGCTGAAGCGCTCGCATCATTGCCTAGCTTGGTGCAAGCCCAATTATTAACTCCTGATGATGATCTTGAGAGAGCAATCAGACAAAAGATCGGTGCTGGTCAATTGCCAATCGAGGCAACAAGGACGGCTCAAGATCGTGCTGTTGCACAAAATCCAGCTTTAGCTATGGCTGAAAGACTGAGAGCAATCAGATGAACGAGAAACAAATATCACTTGCTAAACAAAGATTGATGAATAGAAGATTTAATGCTTATCTCAATGCACCTAAGAAATATGATGGAATAGATTTTACTCCACCTCAAGGGGCAAGAGATGCAGCAATCAGAGCATTAAAGAAACGAGCTGAACAGCCACCTTCAAAAAGAGGGATGACAGCCGTTGGGATTGCTAGAGCAAGAGATTTATCTAACGGCGTTACCTTATCACCTGATACCATTAAGCGAATGGTTGCCTATTTCACAAGGCACGAAGTCGACAAGCAAGGCTCAACATGGGCTGAATATGGTAAAGGTAGACAAGCTTGGGATGGTTGGGGCGGTGATGCTGGTTATACTTGGGCAAAGAAAATTTTAGCACAAATGGAGAGAGCTGATGAGAAAGAAAAGGCATTGTCAGAATCTTCCTTGCCGTCCTCCAATCGTACTGACATTAAGGTATTTAGAGAAAGAATCAGGTTGGGAGAAATTGCTTTATATCCAGGATCAGACATTAAGGTGCTTTCTGTTGGTAAAGTCAACAGTCGCATCAATGGGAAGACGATTCAAGATGTCACGCCTGAGATCCTTGCTGAGATCGTAAGAGTATTCAAGGCAAGGCTCAATGAAGATCCTGTTATCATCGATTGGAATCATCAATCATCTCCCTTTATGGATAACGGGCCAACTGATCCAGCTCAATCTATGGCATACGGTGAAATCTCTGATGTATATGTAAAAGATGATGCACTTTATGTAAAACCTCTATATACTCAAGCAGGCCTCGATCTAGTGAAAGCTAGTGAAGGCGTTTTATATCCATCACCTGAATTTTTAGTAGGTGATATTTATGCAAGGGAAGATGATCCAAAGCCAATCGGATTTGCTCAACTTCAAGCTGTCACCTTGACGGCTAGACCAGCTCAATCTAAAAATAAAATCAGTCGTGTTTTACTCATGGAGAACATAATGAATCCAGAAGAATTAAAGGCTATGACAGCTGATCAACTCGTGGCTTTAGTGCTAGAAAAAGATCAACTAGTCAAGCAACTAGAAGCTCAGTTGGAAGGCGTCAAGTCTGAAAATGATGAGCTCACTAAAGACGAATCAGACGGCGAGATCGAGATTTCACTTGAAGGCGAATATGCCAAAAAAGATGAAAAAAAGATGATGGCTGAAGAAGATAAAAAGATGATGGAAGATGAAAAGAAAATGTCTGAAGCCACCGCTTTATCTGAAAAGGCACAAGCCAAACTGATGAACGAGCTACATGCACAAGTCACTTCTTTGTCTGAGCAAGTCAAGACCTTACAAGCTGAAAAGCATCAAGCTGAAAGAAAGCTTGTGATTGACGGCTTGCTTAACACTGGCAAGATTGCACCTAGTGAAATTTCCGCCGTTGAATCAGCCTATGATATCAAGGATAAATTCCCAGCTATTTGGCAATCATTCAGTGAAAGAAAAGCAAATCAAGCGATCAACCTTTCTGAAAAGGGGCATGCTAGCACCGCTCAAGAGATCAGCTTTATCGATCAAGTGAATGAAATCAAAAAGACAAAAGGCATCACATTTTCAGAAGCCTTAAATGTCATGAAGAACGAACAACCTGATGCTTACATCAAACATTTCAAAGGATAATAATCATGAGCTTAAATAATCATGCTATCTATAAGACCTTTATCGCATCTGCATCTATCACCGCTTTGACCTTGGTTAAGCTCGATAGCGATGCAAAAGTAACTCCTTGCACCGCGTCAACTGATGTCCCTGTTGGTATTGCTCAACTTGCTGGTGCAAGTGGTGATGCTATCAATGTATGCATCAGCGGCGTTTCTCGTGTTGTTGCTGGTGGTACAATCACAGCAGGCACTCACTTTTTTGTTCAACCTGGTACCGCTGGCAAAGTGTATGCTTATGATGGTACAGGTGCAAATACTCAAATCATCGCTGGTCGTTTCTTGCCAAATGTTGCAAATACCGCAGCAAGTGCAAATGAAGAAATCGAAATCTTTTTCAATGTCTCTTTAGGAGTCTAATCAAATGGCAAATTCTAGTTATAGCAATATTCATCCAGTCAACGAAATCCTTCGCAACCTTGCCATTGAAGCAATTCCTAGCGATGGACAACTGATCGCCGATCAAGTTATTGAAAATGTTGATGTCAAAGCAATTGGTCCAACAGGTACTCTCTTGATCGAAGAAACACGCAACTTCATGGGCTCTCCTGATGTTGATGCACAAAGAGCACCTGGTGCAGATCGTCAACGCATTGGCAACTTTGACCGTTCAAGCACAACCTTCTCAGCAAAGATTTATTCTTTAAGTGATGAAATTGCTCTTGAAGATATCAAGTATTCACAATATCCAGGCAATGAAGAACAACGATCTTTTAGAAAAGTACAAAGATCAATGTTGCTCAATCGTGAAACTCGTTTGGCCAATCTCTTGTTTGGTGCTGGCAATTGGGGCTCTTACACCTCCGATCTCGCATCTTTGGCAAGCGGCTCAAATGGTACACAATGGAATCAAGCTGGTGCTGAACCTTTAACTGATCTTCATGCTTTGATCGATGTTATTCGTGCAAATTCTCATGGTATCTTGCCTGATACTTTAGTACTTGGTTATGGTGCTCTTCGTGCATTATCTCGCAATGCTGAAGTAAGAGGCTTTTTCACCGCTGGTAGTACTCCATCAGGTACAGCATCAGGCAATCGCTTGATGAAAGATGACATGGTGATTTCCGTTCTCAAAGAAGTCTTAGGCATCCCAAATGTTCATGTTGGTCAAGCTCGTAAAGAAACAGCAAATGCTGGCTTAACTTCTTCTGAAGCTCAAGTATGGACTGATGATAGTGTTTTCATGGGTATCATGAAAGGCTCTGATGCAATTGCAAATAAGAATGGTGTTAAGGTTATGCCAGTAGCCGCTCTCAATTTTGTATATGAAGGTTATTCTTCAGGTGCTTATGATGATCTTGCTATGACAAAACGCACTGTTTGGATGGAACACACCCATCAGGATAAGATCATCGCTCAAAATTATGGTTTCCTCTTGACTGATTGTTTAGCTTAATGTTCGTATGCTTAATTGTCCTTATTGCCTTAATTCTATCAATAATATGGTGCACCTAGCAGAAGCTAGTGATGCAGATCAACAGGCAATAGAGGATATCAGAAAACAATGGATTGATGAACGCAATCCACAATTAAAACTCTTGCTTAAAATGAGATTGGATGTCCTTGTTAAAGAGGTTAATTCAGCTAAAACATTTGAGGAAGAGATGAAAAAAGCGACCAATCGATTATATCGTGCAATCGCTGAAATGGTGCAACAAGGTCAAGGCCAAATGCTTGTTAGTATGTCACCTGATGAGCTTAAATCATTTTTAATCTCAAGTGGCATGGGAGACGCCTTGACATATTTTGAGCGGTCTCAAGTGGACATAGTGGAATTGATCAATAAGGCAACTCTTGCGATTGATCCTGAGTTTAAATCAGCACCTCCAAATCTCATTCAAGCTATTGCTCAGCAAACTTCATCACAAGTTTTTGATGCTCAGATATTGCCTTCTCTTAGTAGTGCAATTCGCAACATGGCAACAACGGCGATTATTGTTGGAAGCTCAAAGCCGGTGCTTGATCAGATGAGAGTTGCTTTTGATAAATCAGTTGGCGTTGGCACTACTCAAGCAAGAACGAAGATCGCTGAATTTGGGAGATCTATCAATGCTTTAAATGCTGATGAAGCTGGCTTAGAGAACTTCATTTATGTTGGGCCTAAAGATGGGATCACTAGACCATTTTGTCGCAAGCTTGTTGGAAAAGTGCTATCTAAAAAGCAGATCATCAAGCTTGACAATGGGCAACCTTCAAGTGGTCCTCCATTGACTTCAGGCGGTGGCTATAATTGCCGACATTCATGGGCTCCAGTGAGCAAGGGATTTCTAAAGGTCAACAATTTAACGGTGGTTTCAGATAGTGAGATAAAGGACATAACAACATGAGAAAAGCACAACAAGGCAAAAATTATAATTTCATTTGGCAAGCTCCACATCCAATCAGTGGAACTCCATCAATTGCCTTCTATCTCGATGGAAGCACGATCACAAGTGCTATGACTCAAGGTCGATCTGATTTAGTAGCTACTGATTTAGATAGAGATAGACGAGTTATGACTTTGTCAGCATCAGCATCAGCCTTAAAGCAATTTCAATCAGATGCTTTTTTACTCACTGATGCAGATACATTCTTCTCAATTAAGATCGTTCGTATCACTGGCACACAATTGATTTTAGCTGATCCACTACCAAGAGATATTTCTTTTACTGCAAACTCAACAATTCAATTTGCTAGTTGGCTTTATACTTGCTCATCTTCCAATGTTACTGCATCTAAGCAAACAATCGCTTATGCTGTTGAGTATGTGCAAAGCGAAGGCACACAAACGATCAATAGAGTTGAAAAAGGATCTTTAAAGATTGTGCCTCGTCCTTTTGATACTGGCTTAGATCATAATAAGCTATGCTCAATATTTCCTCATATTGCTGATCTAGCACCTAGACGGGCAAACGGCTTTGAAGAGCAAATATCATCAGCACTTGATGAGCTGGCTTTATATGTAAGAGATTTAATCGTACCGAGAGATGTTGATGAAGATGATATACACAATTCACATGATTTATTGCAGGCTCATTCCTATCTTGCGATTGCTCGTGTGCATGAGCTTAATGGCAATATAGATTTAAGTGAAAAAATGAGAGCAAGGGGAATTGAACTTGCTGATCTTTCTATGAAAACAATCAGCCTTGATTTGAATACAGATGGCATCATTCAAACTACTGAAAACAATCAGCGAGTAAGTGCAAGCTCTGATATTCGTGGGAATTTTGCTGGCAGAGTTGTTGGGGAATATGAAGCTCAGTTTATCCCTTCAAGAAATATGAGATGGTAAATGAAAGCAACATTAAGCCTAAACTTGCCAGCCTTAAATCTGACTAAGCCTATGATGATAGGAATTGCACAAGATATCTTAGCAATCATCAAAATCAGAATTTACAAGGGATTGGATTATAATTTAAACAAGTTTAGAGCATACTCAACAAAGCCTATTTATATCGGATATAAATCAACAACCTACAAAAGATTAAAGCCTAAAGGCGGAGTTAAAAAACCTAATTCCATGTTTTTTGCTGGTGGTTATGCTGAATATAAAGATAAATCTCGCAAGCGATCAAATGCGATTGAAGGTCAGACGGCCTCAGTTGATTTAACTCTATCAGGGATGATGATGCAAAACTTTGTAGTACTTGATGCAACCAACACAAAATTCACTATTGGTCTTTTGCCACCTGTGCAAGATTATGGTTATGCAGTTAATCAAGATCGTGGCTTTATTGGTCTTGCTCCCAAAGAGGTTGATCAACTCGTGCAAATAGTTAAATCAAATTTACTTGGAGAATAACATGGGCATATATGAAGCACTAGATCATCTCATAGATCGAATTGAGGCTATCACTCCAAAGACTGATGCTTATCATCATTTTGTATGCATCAAAGACGCTCAAGGCAACACGCTATCACTTGAGAGCAGATCAAATCAAAATCGCTTGTTTGATATCGCTTTCAATGCTCTTGCTCAAGATGACGGTCAAGCTGGCATCAGTGGAAGAAAGAGAATTGAGCTATCTTTGAGAATAAGATATGATATCGGAGGAGATCGAGGCTTACTTGAACGGATGATAGCTGAAGATTCAAGCAAGCTGATCGACACCTTGAAACAACCTGATTATGATTTTTCATCAACTGGTATCGTTTCTTTAATACCTAATCAAGCCACTACTCAAGAAATTCAAAATGATCCTTCTCAAGTAGGCTATCTTTTAATTTTACCTTTTACTCTTCTTTATTTGGAGGATTGACATGACAGTCACACACAGATCGCTATCGGTAGCAACTGAAGCAACTTTTGGAAGTTTATCATCATCAACTGGCTTGCCTGATTTCAGTGGCTTGTCTTTCATTTCTTTACCATGTGAAAGAGATCCAGTTGTGATTTATGGTGATGTTGTTGCAAATGAACGACTTGAAACAAGAGACGGACCTCATGGCTTGCCTCCTGAACCTGATACTGTTTGGAGTGGATCAAGTCGAGTACAAAGACGAACTGGTCAAGTACAAGTCACTATCGATTTTACCACCGTCGGAACTGGTGCAAATACCTATGCATCAACAGGCTTAGGCAAGCTTTTGAATGCTGGCTTTCTTACAAATCTCGCTGGCTTTACTTCTAGCGATACAGTAACAGCTGATGATGAGAATGTATTTACTCCAACAACTACCAATACAAACTATAAGATCGGTGGTGTTGTTTCTTCTCTCATCAATGGTCGTTGCGAGTATTCATCAGTAACAGCAAATAATCGTGGTGGTGCTGGTAAGATTGGGGTTTCTCCTGCATTTAGTGCAAATCCAACAGCTATTTATCCAATGCAGACATGGTATGTGCCTTATGGTACTTCAAGCGGTCAAGTGGTTTCATCTTTATGCTTTAGAGTTGACGGCGTTGGTTTCCGTACATATGCCTATGGTTGCAAGCTTGCAAGCTTAAATATCTCTGTAAATGGTGGTCGTGTGATGGGTGAATTTACCTTCCAAGCCGCTCTAATTCAAGACGATCATAGCAATGCAACAGGTCCAGTTGAGCCAGTTGTTTTAAGTGGTGCTACTCAGCATTTTAGAAATGCTTATGCTGTTGTTTCTGATGCCGTCACCTACTCACGAACCAATGTAGTAGGCACAACAGGCGAAGAGCTTTCAAGAATTGCATTGGATGCTGAAGGCTTTACATTTAATATTGCCAACACTTTAACACCTAAAGGCTATTCAAACTCTATTCTCGGAATGTCTGATATGGAGGTTTCAAATGTTGATGTTGAATGCACCTTGACCTTATCATCAGCAAATACAACTTTAGCATCAGATTTTTCAGATAGAACAATCCGTCAAGTGTTAATAGGTACTGGACCTGTTGGCGATGGCAAAGGCATGGCTTTATTCATCCCAGCTGGTTATTTGACCGTTGATCCAAATAAATATGATGTAGCTGGTGAGATTGTGAAGCAAGTATTAACCTACAAACAAAGCCGATTCGGTGGTGATGTAGGTACAACACAGCCAGCCAACTCACCTGTGAGAATTGCACTAGGAATTTAAGATGCTAAAATTCAGCACAACAACAAACATTGAGATTAAAATTGCTGTTTCTTGTGATCCAGCTTTAGATATGACACCGGCTGAAATCACCGCTTATCTTCAAGGAGATTTTGATTCTCTCAAGGTCAAGCAAGATCAAGCTCCAACCTACTTCTTTATCAAGCCTCTCTCTCCGTCTGATAGAGAAGAGATTGAGATTAAGGCTGGTGCATATACTAGATCAGAACTTGGAAGAATGCTTTTTGTTGAACAGCCTGATGATCAAAAAAAGCGAGCATATTGGCAAGACTCTTTATCTGATCAAGAGAAGAATGCTTTTGCTCAGTATCAAGCCTATCTCAATCGTGTATATGCTGAAACGGCTAAAAAAGCATTGGTCAAGATTGAAGGCTTTGACGGCAATGCTTGGGATGCAATCCAATCAATCAAACCTGATCATCATCGTATTCAAACAATCGCTGAGATCGTAGCTCATGTTCAAAGAATTTCTCTTTTAGGTGATGAGGGAAAATAGCGATCACATCCTCAATATGGCTATCTCAAAATAAAGGGAGATCTTGGGGGTGTGAGCAATGTAAATCTAAGCCAGGATTAAGACAACTTAGGGGGAATTGTGGTGGCAAGTTTCAAAAGGGATTGCCTTATTTAGATGAGGATGAGCAAGGCTTATTTGTACCTGCTTATCGAGTTGCACCTGATAGCGATGAAGCTTTCAGCGAGCTCAAAATAAGATCGTGTCCTGTTGCACTTGCCAATCTAGCTACTCCAATCGTAAATGCTTTCTTTAGTCATACGAATGGACTATTTGACATAAAAACATCTTATCCATCGCCAACTTGTGCTATTGTTGAAGCAGTAGATTTATTATACTATCATCATCAATTGTTAAAAAATCGTCTTAATGAAAGACAGATGAGTGAGATCAACAATGGCAGAAAATAGAGTTGTGATTGATGTTGAGGTTGAAGGCGTCCAACAAGCACAGAAAAACCTTGAGAAGGTGCAAGGATCAGCATCTGAGATAGGCGAATCAGTTAAGGGGGTTGGAGAGTCTTTTAAAGGTGTTGGTGCAATCGTAGCAGCACAAGGCGGCGTCATGGGTGAAGCTTTCAATTCTCTTGGCGAGTCTGTTGGTGGCTTAGTTGACGGCTTTGGTGCAATGGGTGAAGTCTTAGAAAATGGTGGCAAAAGTGGAATAGTTGCATTTATGGGAATGCTTGGACCTATTTCAGCAATAGCTGGAGCTTTAGCTTTGGCAATAGAAGCATTTAATCAATTTAGTGGAGCGGCCAAAGAAGCTGAGCAAATTGAAGCAGCAGTAACGGCGGCGGCTAGTGATCTTACCGCTAAGATGGAAGAACTTGCTGATAAAGGTATCAAGCCAACCAATGATCAGCTAAAAGATCTTATTTCTCTAAACTCAGAGGCAAGATTAAAACTTGAGATTTTGAATGAGAAGAATGCAGGCTTGACAAAGGTTTATACCGAGCAAATTAAGGCTCAAAAGATGCTTGCTGATGAACAACGAAGATATGCATCTCAAACGAATGAACGACTGAAATCTGATGAATATTTAATAGCCTCTCAGATGCGACTTGCAGAAGCTGATAAAGCCGTTGCTAAGGCTCAAGATGAATTGACTAAAGGTTATGAGATTGCATTGCCAGCTATACAAAAGGCTCAAGAGTATCAAAGAGATTTAGCGATGACTGAGCAAGAGGCAACAGATGCACTCAAAGCACAGTTAGAAATTCAAAAAGAATATAGCGATCTTTTACTCAATACCTCCACCTTATCAGCCTATGAAAAATCGATCTTGCAAAAAGAGAGAGATTTGAGCATTGAGAAAAGATTGGCTGATCAACATGGCAAGACAACCAAAGAGATTCAAGCACTGACTAAAGTCATTGAGGAAGAAAACAAGGCTAGACAATCAAGCGACTTACTCCAACTCAAAGAGATCAAAAATCAGCAAGAAATCGAGCAAATCAAACAAGCTGAAGCTGATCGTTTAAAGAGTGAGCAAAAAGCAAGATCAGATGCTTTCAAGGCAAGGCAAATGCAAATCATATCTGAGCAATCTCAGATCAATGCACTTGAAATTCAATTAACCAAATCAGGCCTTGATGAGCAAATAGCACTTGCTCAAAACAACTACAAGACGGCTCAACAATTAAATAAAAATAATAAAAATCAATTGTTAATTGCTGAAAAACAATATCAACTAGCAATTCAAGGGATAAATGATCAACAACTTGCACAAGAGCAAGCTAAAATCTCAGAGCAAGCAAGGATCAATCAAGATTTAATCAATCAGCAAATTGCACACGAAGAGGCAACATATCAAGCCAGCATCCAATATCAACAAAAGCAACAAGAATTAAGGGATAAGATTGCAATCTTAGATATTGAAGCTGGCAAGGATGAGTACAAAAAGCAACTTGATCTATTGGCAAAAAATCAAGAGATTGAATTAAGATCAGTTGAGGATAATGAACTTGCTAAAGCTGAAATTCAAAAGAGATATGCAAATCAAAGAGTCAAGGTTGAGAGTTATGCAGCATCTGAAATGGGTGAGATGGCAATGGCAACAACTCAAGCATTTGCTGCATCTGTTGCTGGTGCAATTATGGGAGCTCAATCAATGGAAGAAGCAATCAAGTCAACACTTGAAGGCTTAGCACAAGAGGCAATCGCAAGATCAATCTTTGCAACCGCTATGGGTTTTTCAGCTTTGGCTTTGGGTCCAATTGGTGGTGTTTCAGCTAGTCAATATTTTCAATCAGCCGCTTTATTTGCTGGTGTTGGTGCTATTGCTGGGGTTTCATCAAAAGCGATGGGAGGCGGTGGAGGTGGTGGATCTTCAGCTAGTGTTTCACCTACTGGTTTGGCACAAGCACAAGCACCGACTAGACCAGAAGCAAGTAAAGCTGAACCAATGGTCTTTAATATTAACTTCGGTGGATCAGTCATCTATGATACAAAGGCGGCCGCTGAAAGAGCATTTGCTGATCGTATTGTAAGACAAATAAATAACTCAAACAGAGGGACGGTAAGATTAAATGCCTAGAAATGAATTTGCTCCTAATTTTGCATTGATGACTGATTTTGATGCAAGGCCTTTCACAAGTACATTGTACACAACGGAAGGTCAAGACATCAGCTTGCCATCAGCATCTCAGATTGTTTTTGATAATGCTATCCAGTTTCTAAACGGTCAAGGGATGAGTACAAGCTATTCTCTCAAACATGACTTAGAAGCCGATTTTGCTGGTACAACTTGGACGATTGAAATTGATTCTTCTGATAAAATCAAGATTTCAGACGATGCAAATACAAGTACTACATTTAGATGGTGGTTATTTGCTACTGATCCTGATTATTGGGGAATAGGTAGCAGCTCAGGGATTGCAAAAAGCGGTCCATCAGTTACATTTCCATCTGATTGGACTAGAAAAAATCTAGTGTTTGGCAATGAATCATCAACTAACACAAGCAAACTTTTTTATACTGGATCATCAACATCATCGCCTACTTTTTATCCGAGCTTTCCACTTGCTCAAGATATGGTTTCTCTCTTATCGATCAGATCAGGCAATGGCGAATATTGCCTACAATCAAGGGATGAGTTTTATTTTGCACAAGCTCATCAATGGATTTTGCGAGATGATGGACATGTTGTCAGAATGTCAAGCTTTGCCAATCCATCATTCTCATGGGTTGATACAGATTTCAGAGATAGGCTTGGATTTAGTGGGAATGAGCAATGGGTTTCTCTCTATGGAAGAAAGGCTTTAATCTCTGATCATGTGATGCCAGGCGTCTTATATCCATCTCGACCATTTCAAGATCATCATATAGCATACGATCGAGTGAGTGAGTATCAAAGAAAAATAGGCGGTGGCTTTACATCCAACTTCATAGGCAATTATGTTAAATCTCGATTGACTTTCCATTTAGATGCTTATGCTGATATTCAGAATGATTATCGATTTTTTAGCGATACTTTGGGGGCTTACTTTTACAAGGGAGCAAAAATCAATTTCATTCAAGGGGTTGGAGATCCTAGACTAGCAAGGATAACGAATGATATCACCTCATCAAATCCAGCTTATTCTCTCACTCATACAAGTGAAAATAATGGAGATCAAGGCGTGATCGTTGGCACTATAACCGACATATCAGCAGATCTCGCTTATGATGGAGTTATCAGAAGAAGAGTACCTATCACTATGGAGATCGAGCATGACTAATTCTATTTTAAATCCAATCGTCTCGCTTGATCCATTTCTCTATGTTTCAGGGAAAGAAATATCAAATGATGCTGATGCACTTGTCAATCTTGGCAAGATGCAAAATTATCTTCATGCTCATTATGGTGCAGGGGTGATGATTGAGCAAAAGTTTGATGATGGGATTTTATTCTATAATTCAGCTACTCCTAAAATAGCTTGTTATTGGAGGATGCCAACTATAAGCACCGCTCACAAGGTTTTTCAAATTACAGTTAATGCACAAGCTCATACTGGCTTGAATTATGTTTATGTTACGATAACGGCTGGAGCATCAACGGCTACATTAACTCTTAATTTAACTCCTAGCACAACGGCCTATTATCAAGGATCAATCACATTCGCAAGCATCAGCAATTCAACTTCATACATGCTTGTGCAAATGATCGTACAAGGACATTTACAAGTAAATTCTATTTGCGTTGAAGCATTGCCTTTATCATCAGTTTCAGATGGTGCTGTATATCAACCAAATGGTGCTGATTATTTTTACCCAATAGGCGATGATGCTTTTATAAGTGACAAGCCTTTATCATCTGCAAAAGGTAGGCAACTTTTGAGCAATCTTAGGCTATTGCAAAAGAGGCCTCGTATGTTATTCACAGCATCAGCAATTGATGTAAATGCTGATGGTGGTACAACAAATTCATTTAACGGCGGGTCAATTCATCCTCAAAAGACATTCTCTTATCAAGACCTGATCGCAATGACTCCCAATCTTCCACAATGGGAGGGAGCAATAACATTGAATTTAAACCTTGTGATTAACATGTATGTCATCAATCCATCAGCCTATGATTATGAGTTTTATCTATGGTCAAATAAGATTGTTGTGAGTGCTGGAGAGACAGGAAAATGGATTTCAATTTTAACTAAATATCCTTCAAGTTTTGATGCTTTTTTAGTTAATTTAACCTATCGATTAAGACCACTTAGAATCAATCCTTTGCTCTCAGTTGATCCACTTGATCCAACCTTAATATCATCTCCAATTCAATCAATTTCTCTTTGGGGGGCATGATGGCTTTTATCTCTCAAACAACTAGAAAAGCTCCACTAGATCAAGAGGTTTCAATATCTCAGCCTGTGCTTGGTGCTACAATTTCACAAATAGCAAATGCTTTAAATCATCTAGCATTTGCTAAAGGTAGAAAATCAGCAATAGCCTATACATCAAGAGATAATCCAACCTCTTGGAATTATAACCAATCGCATGCAGTTACAAATATAACCAATTTAAGACATATCCCAAAGGGCAATCAAACATATATTCACTTGCATCAGTCATCAAAGAATTGCGAATACATTGGCTTTGTTTTCAAATATGCATCTAGTGATGATCCTATATCAATTACTGTTTCACTTGTGAGAAATCCAACCACAACTCAAGATATAATAGATAATGGTTGTGTTTTGTCTGATACCAATGGAGAACTTGTTATTTTAGCTGATTTCAAGTCAGCTATTGTCTCAAGCTCATCTGATACAACAGGCACATCATCAGTTCAAACCAACTTCGCAAGGCCTCTTTATTTACCTAGCACATATCGTGGCAATTTGCTTGCTTTGAAGATTGATTGTGTTGATTGTAAGTTAGATATGATAGGATCTTATGAGCTTTACAAGGAGCAAGTATAATGGCTTTTAAATTGCAAGATGATCAAGGTTATCGAGTCTTTGGCTTGGAGATACAAGGCTTAATGACTCGCTTTTATATGGGAGCAAATCCATTCACAGCATCATCCCTTTATGATCTTTCATATACTGATTTAGATTGCATTCAGTCGATAACTCCATATCAAGCGGAAATAGAACCAAGTGGAGGCGTTGCCACATATCAGCCGATCTCAATCTCTTTGGCTATGGATAGGATGAGAGGGTCAAATATTGATCCACATGTGATTTTTAGCCGTCTATCAAGATCAAGCTCTATTTGGAGTGGTCAGCTTGTTGCAAATGTTTTAAGGTCTGATGATACTCCTGATTTAATGGTTGATAGTAATCCATCATTGACTTATCCTCATCTCTTGCATATTGGATCAGAGAGTTTCTATTGTACTTCCCAATCTGAGAGCGGTGGCATCTATACAATAACAACTAGCCACCGATTGGGATTTAGACAGCAGCATCAGATTTATTTGGGCGGTACTGATACACCTATAGTTTCAAGTGAATTGGTATCTTGGAGAGGTAGGCAAGCAAAAATCTATGCTTGCTCAGTTGATCAGAACGGCAACACTTGGGACAATCAGATCATTTTTCAAGGTATCATAGAAAGCTCTCCAACGATTGAAGGCTTAAATTCAGTGTCAATCTCAATCTTGCCTATAACTGCCATGCTTGACAATAAGGTCTCTTCAGGTACTCAGAAAACTAGATTGGCTCAAGGCGTCCACTATTATGGAGATATCAGAAATCAGTTATCACCTCTCGTCTTTAGAGTACCGAATTTCTCAGCTTATGGATGGTATCCATTAACTTTAGGCAATGGCTTAAAAACACATGATGAGATCATCAAGACGATCAATGATTATGGTGCAACTTTTCCTAGCGGTCCGTTTGCTATTTTAAAGAGAAGTGGACGATATGTTTTAAGAGTATCTCAAACTCTTGGCTTTGATGATGCTTTAGTGTTTTCCGATAACTCTGATTTGCTCATACAAGCAAGCAATGAGCAATTTGCCTTTGATGTGCCTTTGCCTTATATTGCATTTGATCCACAAGCTCATTCATTTGGTATCAGCTTTTTAGGCTCTTTAGCTCCAATAAGAGAAAAGACAGATGATAGAGTTTATCAATCAGATTTAGGCTTAAAATTTACGGTGACAGAATTTCCCTTTGGTGGTGCTGATCCAGCTCTCTATGACATTCGAGGATTTGCTTTAGGTTGGAGAGATAGAGACGAACCTTATATTTTAGTTCAAGACTCTTTAGGCTTGCCAACAGAAGCAGATGGCAATCTCTATGCAATACAAATAAAAATCGGTGAAGATGTAGTTAATGCACTAGCTACACATGAAGAAGATGTAGGCGGTGCATATCTCTTGCATCTTGATATGAATATCTCAGAAAATAGAAAGTTGCCACCTTTTGGCGATTGGTTGGGTGAAGGCTCTCCAATAGAGATTTCAAAGGGAATGATCATCACTAGACGCCCAGCGGGTGAAGTGATTTTACAACTCTTAGAAAGCGGTGGGGGTGGTGCAATCAATGGGGCTTATGATTTACAATTGACGGGGTGCAATTTACACTCAAGCATGATTGATGAGCAATCATTTTTAAGCCTAAATTCAGCTAGTGGAATAACCGATTGGATGTTCTCGCTACCTGCTGATGAATTGACTTTAAGAGAAATACTTGATCCTATGCTTAAAACGATGGGGGCTTGTATTGTCATGAATAGAGATAGCTTTAATCCTCGCATCTCTTTAGTACTCCTTGGGCATGAAGCGGACGAAGATCAAACTTCTTTATCAGATGTTGACTTTCTAGCAAGCAAGCCGCCTTATTGGTCGAACTTTGAAGATATCGTAACTCAATTTAAGTTTAGATATGATATGCATCAAGAAGAACCAACGACTAGAATTGTTAATAACTACGATGCGATCAATCGTCTAGCGGGTGAAACCAAATCAATGGAATTAGATTTATATGGCATCACTAGCGACATTCTAGGGGGTACAAATGCAAGCGATTTTCTAGAGAATTTCTTGCCAACTTATGCAAGGCTTTTTAGATTGTATGGTCAAGCGGTGAGAATGTGGCATCTTTCCATAGGTACAGGTAAAGGCCTTGCTTTAGATGTTGGATCATATCTAAAAATAACTAGCGCATTTCTCAAGGGTTATGCTGATGCTTATGGAGTATCAAATAAGATTGCCATGGTGCAATCAATCAGCATCGATCTTATGGGAGAAGGTACAGAACTTAAACTCATTCACTTGGGCGATTCTTCTCCTTCATGGAATGCATCAGCTAAAATCGCTACAATCATCAATACAACAACAATTGAGATTGAATCAGCCTTTTACTCTGATGCAGATATCAGCTATTTTAAGGCTGGTGATATCGTTGATTATGTTTTACAAGGATCAGAAGCAACCACCTTGACAAAGACAATTGCTTCTATCAATGCAAATCAAATCACTTTTACAAGCAACCATGGCATGTCAGCGGGTGGCATCATCCAACCTACAACATACTTAAATGCATCATCTCATCATACAAAAAGAGCATACATAGACAGGAGCTTTATCTATGAGTGAAAAGCCACAATTAACAATGCGATATCTAGCTGATCTTATCGAAAGATTAGAAGAGAGAATTGCTATTTTAGAACAAAAAGATGACAATAAAAAGACTAGCAAGAAAGTCGTTATCATCGAAGATCAACCGATTATCATAAAGAAGGCAAAATGAACCGTCTACAATACCAAATTCAAACAGGTGAATTTATCGCGTGCAAGAGTACATCAGCCAATAACTCAACCGATTGGACTGATTTAAATTCAAGCGATTTTATCGATAGCACAACAGGGACAGCACTAGATGCAGATCTTGCCTTTTGTGACATCAGTGTCTATAATCCAGGATCAGCAACCGCTTATTTTAAGCTAAGACCTCTAACAACTGCATCAGATAGCACAACAAATGAAATTTTTGTTTTAGCTGGTGGTGCAATTGATATTCAATGCGGTGGTACAAAGGGCGGTGCAATCACAACTATCGCCTACAAAAAAGGGGCAAGCGGTGATGATGTTAAATTCATTTGTGCATTCAATAGAAAGGTCGTTTAATCATGGCAATTATCATTAAACCTCCTGTTAGTGGTGGCGGTGGTGGTGCAGTTGATTCCGTTAATGGTCAAACTGGTGTTGTCGTCTTAACAACCGATAATATCGCAGAAGGCTCAAATGCTGATCGTCAATATTTTACATCAGCCGATCAAGGAAATGTATCAACTCTTCAAAGCGATATGACAACAGCCCAAAGCGACATCAGCACTCTTCAAAGCGATGTTTCAACCGCTCAAAGCGATATTCTATCAGTACAAGCAAAAACTCTTTATTCAAATTCTTATTATGTAAATGATGGGGTTAACGATATTCAAACCGTCTTAGATGGTATTGCAGGATCAAGCGGAGTTAGTGCCATTTACATGTCTGTGGGATCATATGGTGGCTCAACCGTTACAATCTCAAATCATGCAAATGTTAACATTTTAGCGCCTGAATCCCCAACTGGTGTGCATGGCTGTGAACTACTATCAAGAGGCTTGACTATATCAGGGGCAAGCACTACAAGAATTAAGATTGAAAACCTCAATATTGAGGGGGCTTTCTTGATCAATGGAACTCAAGGGCGACACTATTTTAAGAATGTGATTTTTGATAGCACCGTAACAATCAATAATGCTTGTGCAAATTTCATCACTTTTGAGCAATGCTCTTTTGCGGGTGCAATTTCTATCGCTTCCAATGTAACAGCAACAGTTTATTTTGATCGTTGCAACTTGGGAAATCAGTTAATTACATCATCAAGATCAGGGGCGGGTTCCCCATTACTCACGATCTTGACTGAATGTAGTGGGGTTAATTTATTGCAAACAAATTTAACTTCAAATGTCGTTACAGTTGGAAGAACAAGCTATAATGATTTAAGCATCAAGCAATTTCAGAACGCTGATGTCTATGTTTATGATCTAAATAACGGCTTATCAACCTCTTTCAGTGGATCATATAGCGAACTAAGAAACAAGCCAACGATCCCAACATCAAGCGATGATTTAACCGAAGGATCAACAAATCTTTTCTATACCAATTCAAGATTTGATACACGCTTGGCAACAAAGACAACTGACAATTTAACTCAAGGTTCAACAAATCTCTATTTCACAAATTCACTTGCTAAGAGTGCTTCTGTTGTCAATAGCATGGCAGGGACTCAGACTGATCAAGCCCCTTCCGTTTCATCAGTAAAAGCCTACTACACAGCAGGCACTGGCATCTCTTTAACTAGTGGCACAATTGCATCAACCATCACTCAATACACAGACACAGATGCAGATGCTAGAATCAGCCTTCAAAAGGGTGCAAATAATGGTATTTGTGAGCTAGATGCAAACGGTCTTGTTCCTACCAATCATTTGCCACCTTTAGCAATCACTGATGTTCATGTTGTCGCTGATGCAGCCGCTAGACTTGCACTTGTAGCACAAGAGGGCGATGTTGCTATTCAAACAGATGACTCTTCATCTTGGATTTATGATGGCAGTGCATGGGTTGCCTTTGGTGTGAGTGGTGCTGTTGTTTCAGTTAATGGTCAAACAGGTACAGTTTCACTTGATACCGATGACATTTCAGAAGGGTCAACTAATCAATATTTTACAAGCACAAGGGCAAAAACCGCCGCCGTTGTCAATAGCATGGCAGGCACTCAAACAGATCAAGCCCCATCAGTATCAGCAGTGAAAAGCTATGTCACCGCCAACGGTGGAACGGTTAACGCGGTGAATTCAGTTTCTCCAGTGGCTGGGAATGTGACATTGACAACTGATAATATCAATCAAGGATCAACTAATCTTTATTTCACTAATACAAATTTTGATAATAGACTTGCGACAAAAACAACTGATAATTTAACTGAAGGTTCAACTAATTTATATTATACAAGCACAAGAGTTAATTCTGCTTTTGATACACGCTTGGCAACAAAAACAACTGATAATTTAACTGAAGGTTCAACAAATAAATATTTCTCTGATACACTTGCGAGAAATGCCTTTAGTGCAGGAGCGGGGATAACAATCACAAGCGGGCAAATCGCTACAACAATCACTCAATACACTGATGAACTTGCTCAAGATGCTAGTGCATCCCTTTTAACAAGTGGATCACATACTGGCATCAGTTACAGTTATGTTGATGGATCAAATAAGATTGACTCAACCGTCTCTCTAAGCGGTTTTTCTATCAATGCTTTAAGCGATGTTGATACAGCTACAACCGCTCCAACAACAAATCAAGTTTTATCTTGGAATGGCACTAATTGGGTGCCTGCTACAGTTAGCCAAAGTATCACAAGGCCGGCATATAGCACCGAGTCAACATTTCCATTAAATCTTGGTAGCGTTGATTATAGTAGTATCATCAAGAGAAAATATTATATCAACAACGGATCTTCAGCCGTTACCGTTAACTTGCCTGCAGTAGCATCAAATGATGGATTAGAGCTTGTTTTCAAGTTGTTAGGCACTGGTACAGCAACACTTGACGGCAATGCTAGCGAGACAATTGACGGTGCAACAACCTTTGCTCTATCTCTTCAAAATTCATCAGTTACTATCACAGCAACATCATCAGGTTGGAGAATCGAATGAGTTATAATGTTGCTCGAAATGTGAACCCTAATCTTGCTATTTGTTCATTTTCATCTAGCGGGGTGGGAAATGTGACTTTTTCATTTGTAAATGGTGATTTTACTCCATCCATAGCAAGCGATGTGATTACACTTGAAGCTGGCTTTGAGTATTTAGTCACAAGTTCACCGTCTATCACAGTTGCCACGCAATATAGACATGTTGTTGATGGTGTAAATGGCGATTTATATTCAGTTAGTGCAACTTCGACCACAAGCGGACTTGATGAACAAACCTCTTCAATTCAAGCGGATGCTTCAGTAACTTTTTCCCTTTATGCTAATCAAGCTGTGACTAATAATTCACGCTTGATCATTTGGAGATTTCCACTATGAGCTATGATCCATCACAAGCACAAGGCACAAGGGCCGTCCAGATTGATATCAATGGGGCAACGACTTTAAGCGATGATTTCAGCGCTCACGCTTTGGGATCTTTTACATCAAGATGTAAATATTTAGTAGAATCGAAATATTTTATAACAGCCAATAATTCTACTGAGGGCTTGATCATGTATTATAATTGGTTTGGATTTCAGTGGGCGGGGGCTACAATTAGAGGAAATACGATTACAAGCATGTCATCCATGACAGATGACAATTTTGTTGGATCAAATTCACCTGGTGTATCCCTATCGCAACAGTCTTCAAAATTTGGAACAGGTCTAGTTGTTTCAGCATCTTCAAAAATGTTTAATCAGTTTTGGAGGATTCAATGAGTTATTTTTCAACAGAAAAAAGAATCAATTTATCAGCTATTGGCATTTATTCAAATAATTTCAATTCTGTAGGGGCAACATATGTGGACTTGCAAACATTTTCAGTTGATACGCAAGTTCAAATCGCATCATCTATAGGCTATCCAACCATAACAACCAATTCAATCACAATTGATTTAGAAGCAGGATGGAAATACCTAATTGATTTTAGAATGAAGGTCTCTGATGCAAGCCCAACAACCTCAGAAAATGTGCAATACAGAATCGTGGATACTTCAGATGTTGTTTTATCATCGATAGGTTCTTGCTCTATTTTAAGAGATAATTTATTTCAATATGCGCAAGAGAAATGCATCGCATATATCGACGCAACGGCGGCCATGCAAACATTTAAAACGCAAGCAATTAAAATAGGTGGTGGAACGATTAACGTTAATTCATCTGCAGATGCTGGCAATACAAATTTCAGAATGCATCTATTCATAAAAGCTTGGAGATAAATCATGCAAGTAACAAAAAATTTTAAGCTTTCTGAGCTTGAGTTTAGCGACTCAATCCCCCCTGAATTGGTAGCTAATGCGGTTGAGCTTTTAAAGAATTTGCAAGTCATCAGAGAGCATTTTCAGAAGCCTATTATAATCATCAGTGGATATCGTTCGCCAACTAGAAACGCTCAAGTTGGGGGTGCTGATAAATCTCAACATCTTCATGCGAAAGCGGCTGATATTAAGATCGCTGGTGTACCAACTGAAGAGATCTACAACCGCATTGAGAAGTTGATTGCTCAAGGCAAGATCAAAGAGGGCGGGCTTGGCAAGTACCTAGATTCTAATTTTGTGCATTATGATATCAGAGGCACAAGAGCAAGGTGGCAAGGGTGACAACATGAACTCAGATATGATCTCAATCAGTGCATTAACTGCCGTTATAACCGCTCTTCTACCAGCCTTTAAGATCTTCTCATCATACGATAAGAGAATTGCATTGCTCGAACATCAAACGATGGCTTTACTTGTCAAGCAAGAAAAGACAGATGCTGAGCTAGATATGATCAATAAGACTCTCAATCAACATACCGTTATTCTTGAAAGAATTGAGACGAATGTTGATTTTCTAAAAAATAAATAAGATTTGTGTTCTAATGATCATCCCTTTCACATGGAGATGATCATGTCACAAAATAAAATTTTAGGTGAAGTCGCTTTTGCTACCCAATACGCTC